AGAATTTGCATCTCAAGGAAATATTAGAGGGCATATAAGTCAAGCAGGACTGTTAACTATGGCTAATGATGTTGTAGCATTTGGTTCTCCTTCTGATAAATCTTTAAAAGAAAATATAAAACCTATAAATAATGCATTAGATAAAGTTAAAAATCTAAAAGGTGTTACGTTTAAATGGAAAGAAGCTGGGCTTACTAATTTAAAAGAAGATATAGGATTTATAGCTCAGGATGTTCAAGAAGTTTTACCTGAGTTAGTTAGAGAAAATGAAGACGGTAAACTATCCTTAAGAGATAAAGGAATTATTCCTATGTTAGTTGAAGCAGTTAAAGAATTAAGTGCTGAAGTTGAAAGTTTAAAAAAACAGTTAAATAAATAATATGCTTGCAACAGCGGAAAACTATAGATCTGCAGACTTAACTTTTGATAGTAACGGTATATACTGGACTAATCCGGTTAATAACGAAATTTATGAAGTTATGATGGCATGGGAACAACCTATAATGGAAAAAATGGCTGAGCTATGTGTTAGTGAAGGAGATGATGTATTAGAATTAGGGTTTGGTATGGGTATTTTATCTGATGCTATTCAAGCTAGAAAACCTAAAACCCATACTATAGTAGAATGTCATAAAGATGTAATTCCTAAACTGCAGACTTGGGCTAATGGTAAAAGTAATGTTATAATAATTGAAGGTTTATGGACTGAAGTAAGAGACCAGTATTTAACATATGATGCTATTTTACAAGATACTTATGCAGATGATCATGTACATGCTTTAAAAAATTATGCAGAAACGTACGGTAAAGAAAACTGTAAGGTATCGTTTTGGAATAGCGTAGGATATACCAACAATTCAGTTGCTGAATATTTAGGTTTTGAAAACGTAACTTATCACGACGTTACAGTTTCACCTCCTTTAAATAAGTACTATAATCAAACTATTTATAAAGTACCTCTAACAATTATATAATTATGGTAGTAGTAGCAGCTGGAGCATTAAGTTTAGGAAGAATTCGTAATGAAATCGAAAATAATAATTACGCTGGAGCTGTATATAGTTCTTTACCTACTAGTTTAAAAGAAGCTAACGTAGGAGATCTTAACCCAGGAGGAGCAGCTACTAATATAGCTAATTTAAATGCTAATAAACCTGACTCTTCTACTCCTCACGCTATGTCAGAATTTTATAAATACGATAAAGACGGTTCAGTTAGTACTTCTCCCGGTTCTTTTAGTCAATTTACTACTTCAGGAGCTACTAATCAAAGTATAACAGTTTCGCATGCTGCTTATTCAACTTGGTTCGTTTCTTCGAAACCTTCTTGGATTTCTATTACTAATGGTACTACTTCTACTCAAACAGGTTCCGGAAATGTAACCTTTTCAGTATCTACTAATAGCAGTACGGCAAGGAGCGGTACTATAGTAGTGACTTTTAATGTAGGAACTAATACTGGAGCTCATCCTGGAGGTACTAATTCTACTACTACAAGAAGTACTTCAGTTAGTCAAGCAGGATCAGGCGGAGATGATGGAGGTAATGAAGGATTAAGAGGTGGTGACGGTCTACCATAACAGTAGACTATTTATATTATATAAAATAATTTAAAAATTTTAAAATGGCTATAACATATTCATGGGACTGTAAAACTGTTGATACTTACCCAACTCATTCAGATGCACAAGATCCTAAAAATACTGAAAACGACGTAGTTTATAAAGTACACTACAATTTAGTAGGTAGTGAAACTAAATCAGGAGTAACTTATTCTGCTAATTGTATAGGAACTATAAATATAGATGTAACTGATTTATCTGATTTTACGGCTTTCGATAATTTAACCAATACAGTAGTTTCTGGATGGGTGACAGCAAGTATGGAAGCAAATGAGTCTGGATCAGTTGCAAATTTGAAAACTTCTATATCTCAGAGTATAGTAGATCAAAGAATTCCACCTTCAGTTACTAAATATATTGAATCATAGTTGGATATTTAAAAAATAGTTCTTATATTAATATTTATTAATCGATTAATTTAAAGTTATAATTATGGCAAATGCAAAGCTAAAAAAAGAAGAACTTGAAAAAATTCAAGAACTTCAACAAAAAAACAACAATTTAGTTGTTGAATTAGGTTCTATTGAATTAAACAATATAGCCTTAGAAGAAAGGAGAGAAAATGCTGAAAAGTTTCTTTTCGAATTAAGGGAAGAAGAAAAAACACTAGCTAAAGAGTTAGAAGAATCTTACGGTGTTGGTACTATAGACCTTCAAAAAGGAGAGTTTATTCCAGCACCAGAACAAGAAGAAGCACCTGCTCCAGCTGAAGAAGCTCCAGCAGAATAAATTTAGTATTTATAAAGTGTTTTTAAAGGAGGGTTTTTTAGATCCTCCTTTCCTATTTATATAAGAGAAGTAAAGCTAATTTCAAAATTGTTTTACAATCCTTTACGATATTTATAATAAACTAAATAATAAATTAGACCGAACATGGCAGAATCAATTATTTCCCCAGGTGTACTAGCTAGAGAAAATGATATATCATTTATTCAACCTGCTCCAGTTGAAGCAAGTGCAGCTATAATAGGACCAACAGTAAAAGGTCCAGTAGAAAGACCTACCGTAGTAACCTCGTATGGTCAATACTTAAACATATTTGGAAGCACTTTTACTTCTGCATCTGTAGTACACGAGTATATTACTTCGATTGCAGCAAAAAACTTTTTCGATAACGGAGGAAGTTCTCTTATAGTAGCTAGGGTACAAGCAGGATCTTTTACTAGTGCTCAATCTTCGAAAATTACTGCAAGTGCAGTTAATAGTGATTCTTTTAAATTAAAAACTCATGGCCAGGGTACTATAATGAATGGCTTTACAGGAAATGCTAACGATCCTTATGATGCATCTACTGATGAAGATACAGGAGGAGCAATGAAAGCAGGTACTGAAGATAACTTAAGATGGGAAATCTCTAATATAGATAATGGTGCAGGTACTTTTACTTTAACTATTAGAAGAGGAGATGATACTACTTCAAATAAAATAGTATTAGAAACATTTACTAATCTTTCTTTAGACCCCAATTCTCCAAATTATATTGAAAAGCAAATCGGTAATCAATTTACTTCTATTGCTACAGACGGAACTTCAAAATACGTTAAAACATCAGGAGACGAAGTAAATAAATCTAAATACGTTTATGTAAGTCAAGTAGTTACACCGACTTTAAATTATTTAGGTAACGACGGAGTAACAGTAGGAAAAGATGGTAATAACGTATCTTATTCTGGATCACTTCCAGTAGCTACTTCTGGATCATTTTGCGCAGCAACTGGTACTATCGGTGGCGGATTAATGTTCACTCAAATAAGTGATACTAATTCACAAGGATTACTTGGAGCTGCTGATGACTACAATGACATAATAGACGTACTATCTAATAAAGATGAATATGTTTATAATGTAATTTCTGCTCCAGGATTAATTTATGCTAATACTACAAAACAAAAAGGAGCATTAGATAGATTAATATCTATGGTCGAAACAAGAGGAGATGCAATTGCAGTAGTTGATTTAGTAGGCTATGGATCAACAGTAGCACAAACAACAACTCAAGCTTCTGGATTGAATAGTTCTTATGCTGCTTCGTATTGGCCTTGGTTACAAATGCCAACCAATACAGGTAAAAATAAATTTGTTCCAGCTTCTACAGTAATACCAGGAGTCTTTGCATTTAATGATAGTGCAGCAGCACCATGGTTTGCACCTGCTGGTTTAGTAAGAGGTGGTTTAGTAGGAGTAATTCAAGCAGAACAAAAACTTGCAAGGTCTCAAAGAGATACCTTATATAACGGTAAAGTTAATCCAATCGCTACATTCCCAGGTTCTGGTATAGCAGTATTTGGTCAAAAGACTTTACAAACAAAAGCATCAGCTCTAGATAGAGTTAATGTAAGAAGATTGCTTATTAATCTTAAGAAATTCTTAGGAGATCAAGCTAGTAATTTAGTATTCGAACAAAATACTACTGCAACTAGAAATAATTTCTTAGCAGCAGTTAATCCTTACTTAGAAAGCGTAGTACAGAGACAAGGTCTTTTTGCTTTCCGTGTTGTAATGGACGATACTAATAATACAGCTGATGTAGTAGATAGAAATCAGTTAGTTGGTCAAATATTTATTCAACCAGCTAAAACTGCAGAATTTATAGTATTAGACTTTACTATAGAGCCTACAGGAGCAACTTTTAGTTAATAATTTAAAAATAAGATATTTATATTAAAATAAATAAAACATGGCAGTACTAGATCCAAACGAAATAATGTTCAGAGCCTTTGAGCCAAAGGTCCAAAATAGATTTGTAATGTTTATTGATAACATTCCTTCTTTTATGGTTAAAAATGTTAAGGCTCCAACATTCACTGATAATGTGATCAAACTAGATCATATTAACTCTTATAGAAAGATAAGAGGTAAAAGAGAGTGGGATGATATGACAATGACGTTATATGATCCAGTAACTCCTTCTGGTGCACAAGCTGTAATGGAGTGGGCTAGAACAGGATACGAATCAGTAACTGGTAGAGCTGGTTATTCAGATTTATATAAAAAAGACTTAACTCTCAATATTTTAGGTCCTGTAGGAGATATAATAGGAGAGTGGATCATCAAAGGAGCAATCTTAACTAATGGAGATTTTGGTCAGTATGACTGGACATCTGATGAGCCTGTAGAAGTTTCAATCACCGTAGCAATGGACTATTGCGTGCTTAACTATTAAAATTAACTTACTTAGTTTATTTAAAAATTACCCGGAATTTTTCCGGGTTTTTTGTTGGTTATAAAATTTTTTCTTCTTATATTTATATATAAACTAGTTTTAACTAAATAAAATTTATGGAACCTAAATTTAAAATACCTACTGAAACAGTAGAATTACCATCAAAAGGTTTACTTTACCCTGAAGATTCCCCCTTAGCAAAAGGTACTATCGAAATGAAGTATATGACAGCTAAAGAAGAAGATATACTAACCAATCAGAACTTTATTAGAAACGGTTCAGTTATAGATAAATTATTAAAATCCTTAATAGTTACTGAAGGAGTTGATTTTAATAAAATATTAGTAGGAGATAAAAATGCTATTATGGTAGCAGCAAGGATATTATCTTACGGAAAAATATATAAAGTTGAAATCGACGAAGAAATAGTTGATGTAGACTTAAGTAAATTAGAAAATGATGATATAAAAGCATCTGATTATAAAAGAGGAGAAAATAATTTTAAATTTAAACTACCTGAAACTGGTAATGAAATTACTTTTAAATTATTAACTCATGGAGATGAGAGAGCTATCGATAGAGAATTACAAGGTTTAAAAAAGATAAATAAAAATAATTCTTCTGAAGTTACAACAAGAATGAAACATATCATTACTTCAGTAAATGGAATGAATAGTCAAAAAGATATACGTGA